GAAAAAGGGATTTCCTAAGAAGACACGGGAAAGAAATGCATTGTTAAATCCTATTAAGAAAACAGATATACTCGAAGAGGTGTCTCCGTCAATAGCGAAGACATTAATATGGCACGTCGCTTAGGAAAATATGTCCACGACACCATCTGACGCATATGATATCATATTCTCCCTCGGTGAGGTAATGAAGAGTATGCGCACACATTTCGACTTACAGGACCTACAATGTACGAATGTTAAGTTCGAGATTGATTTTAATACATCAGAGAGATTTGAGTTTGTGTATAATATGGATGCAGGCATGCCTGGTCCAGAAGTAATGATACGCAAACTCGAAGACTCTCAACTTATAGATTACCAGTACTCACATGATGCTATGGGTGAACCAGAAACAAGAAAGGTACAATGACCGACATCCAACGTGAATATGAGGATAGTTGGGGAGATAAATTTACTATCCCTCAGCACTCAAATGAAAACCATCCTTCGTACAACTCGCTGGGTGGCAGTGAACTTTATACAATAAACCTTTTCAAGCACGTGCCTAAAGAGGTACGTGATGGTTTCAATATTGTAGTCTCAAGGTATGTACCTGAGGTGCTTGATGATAATAAACCATCTATTCTTATTTGTCAGGATCTATATAACGATCCTATGTATGATCACCTGAGAGATGGTGGCCATGAGAAGTTTGAGCGAATCGTATTCGTTTCACACTGGCAAAGGGAAATGTTTCAGAGATACAACTACGGTATTCCTCTGGAAAAAGTATTAACAGTACATAATGCTGTTATGCCCGTCATTGATCTAGATAAGGTTGAAATGGGTGTGGAAGGATCGGATGCTAAATTCCGTATCGCTTATACTTCTACTCCTCAGCGAGGTCTCGCAGTATTACTTGAAGCATGCCGACTGCTATATGAGCAACGTCGCCAGGACTTCGAGGTAGATGTTTATTCCTCGTTTAAGATTTACGGGTTTGAAAAGAACGATGAACCCTTTCTCCCTCTTTTCGAAAAGATGAAAGAAACTGAGTGGGTTAATCATGTCGAGCATATGGATAATGCCGATCTCCGCAGGGAATTGGGTAAGACTCATATTTGGTGTCTCCCGTCAATCTGGGAGGAAACTTCCTGTATGGCAATGATGGAAGCAATGCACGCAGGTTGCTTAAATATTGCATGTGCATACGGGGCATTACCCGAAACTTCGGCAGGATTTGGTATCGTCTACGATACTCCTCCAACTCCGGAAACCCATATACAACGACTGGCAGGTCTGATAGACCATGCTATGAATACGTACACCATGGACGGAACTAAGGACATGATGAATTTCCAACGTGCGTATGCAGATCGTTTTTATACTTGGCGTACAAGAGGTCGTCAATGGCAAGCACTTCTTGCTTCTCTTAAAGCACAACTCGAAGGTGCTTCTGAAGCAGAGGTAAAGTCTCCTATCAAAGAAGAAGAAACTGTCAAGGAAGTTGAGGTACCTTCAGTAGGAGTTAATGTTGCACCAGTAAATTGATATGATTTTAGTCGACTCTATGCAAATATGCCTCGCGAATATTTCGATGGCATCAAAGGTGTATGGGGATGAGATCAGCGAGGATTATGTTCGACACATGATCCTCAATTCTCTCCGTAGATATAATAAAGAACATAAGGAGGAATATGGCGAAATGGTCCTCTGCTATGACGGGTCTAAAAATTGGCGAAAGACTATTTACCCAGAATATAAAGCACATAGGGCAAGGATTCGTTCGGAATCTGAGACCGATTGGGATCTCATTTTTAAGTGGATATACACTATCAGGGATGAGATCAAAGACAACTTTCCATATAGAGTTATTCATGTCGCAGAGGCAGAAGCAGATGACATCATTGCTGTCTTGGCTCGTGAATCAGATCCGCTCAAAAACCATCTTATTATATCATCAGATAAAGATTTTATACAGTTACATGCCTATGCAGGATGTAAACAATTTGATCCTATCCGTAAAAGATGGCTTAGTGGGGATCCTGCCGAATCACTTGTTAATAAAATATTCTATGGTGATAAAGGAGATGGTGTCCCGAATGTACTCTCTGATAACCTCGTATTTGTTGAGGGTCGTCGACAGACTCCTCTCCCGAAGAAAAAATACGAGTCTTGGAAAGGATTTGAAGACCCTACGGCAGTATTGCCGAGGGAGTTTATTAGCAACTATAAGCGAAATAAAACAATGGTTGACCTTACAGAACAACCGAAAGATGTAGTTGAGCAGATAATTGCTCAATATGATGAGGGAGTGAAAGGTCGTAATGATAAAATATTTGGATATCTTATCAATAAAAGGTTGGCGAAATTACAAGAGTCAGTACAAGATTTTTTTGCTAACTAAATATAAATGTGAATTGAAAACAATATTAGGATACACTATGGATTTACCAACAAAATTAGACGAAATACGCCTGTCAATACCACAGATATTAGAACAGGTAAGTAAAGAAAAATTTCACGAGGAGAAAGTAAAGATTCTCCAAATGAATAACCACTTAGGACTTCAGATCTTCCTGAAGGCATGGATTCACCCCAATATAACATTTAAGTTGCCTCGGGGACAGATACCTGTAAAAAATAAAGATCAACATACTGGTGATACACCGACGGGTCTCTACAAACTGGAGAAAGCACATTTGTGGATCTCTGGTACAGCAGAATGTGAGAGAGTCAGTTCAATTGAACGTGAGCGATCCTTTATGGACTTCGCAGATTCATTGGATCGTACAGAACTACCTTGCCTTATTGCAATGAAGGATAAGGATCGTACGGGTTACCCAGGTGTTTACGACCAGTGTGTCGTTGACGCATTCCCAGACATGTTCGACAACGAAGAAAAGAAATTATTGAATCCTGACGTGCCAAAGCCAAAGCCAGGACCAAATAAGTCGAAAAACAACTAAAACCCTAAATAATGGACAAATTGAAATGAATTACGTGGAACTAACGTATAATGCCCTCAACTCTAAATACAACTCAATTGCAGAAGAGAAGAGATATGAGGTAATTAAGTTGATGAACGATGGTGGCTCAATAGAGGATATCGACAACGGTATTTCTGAATGGGCACTGTCAATACAAAAAGGTCAACTATTAAACAGTATGGTCGATAGGAAAGATGAAACCCAAGAGTCAATCGAAAGCACAGAAATTAACAATGCTTCGAAGTCTTAAAAAGCAATACGATAAGACACGACAAGTAAGAAAATCATGTGATAATCTTAATTTCATGTGGGGAGTAATCGTAGAACTAGACCAACATGGGAAACTACCAATTATTCCCTATCCAGAAGGTGACGTAACAATAAAGGACTTGAAAGGATAGTCAATATATTATGGAAAACAGACTTATACTCGAGGAAGCAGTTAGATCTGTGAAAGACCTCGAGGGATTTGCCTGTCAAATCGGGATAGGAAAGGGTAACGGATCGCTTCAAATCCTGGGCGAGTTACCTAAGGATAAGTTGCTGATACTTATAGATCCTTTTGGTGATCACCAGTATCGCACAATACAGGATGGTGTGCCTCAAGATGAGACAGCACACTCGACCAGACAGGGATATCAAACATTGGCGTCGCTCTACAGTCAAGTAGTATCTGGCAATTGGCCATACTTCTTGTACTATCCAATGGAGGATATCGAATACTACGAACATTTTCAAACAGGTATTTTTTTCTATAATAATGGTGAAAAGAGCAGACTAAATGAATATTGTTTTGTGCATTTTAATGCACACAAAAATGTATTGAACCTACTCGAAGGGATTCGCTTTTTCGATGAACGAATGGTTATCGGAGGCAAGTGGGTGTTTGAAGACACTAACGAGTTTAGCGAACATCAGCATCAGATATTAGACGAACTTATGGATGAAACTTCCATGGTTGAATGTGATCGTTTCGACGATATCATTGTTTTTGAAAAACATGAACCTCCAGAAGAAGAGGAGGACGAAGAGGAAGATGCTGTGGACGAGTAGAACTGTTTGAATTTCATAACGAGGAAATATGAAAGCAATAATTCTAGTAACAATGTTACTCCTATTAATGCCAGTCAAAGTCCAAATAACAAAAAATGCTGAAGCTAGCAAAATTGTTAGCAATGAAATACCACAAATAACCTTTCAAGTAGACAAAGCAAAGTTTATTGAGAGGCAGAAATCAATCGAATGTTTGGCTTTAAACATTTATCACGAAGCAAGAAACCTTTCAACTGCAGGAAGATTAGCAGTGGCGCAGGTAACATTAAACAGAGTGGGGAGCAAGAAATTCCCATCTTCTATATGTGATGTAGTTTATCAGGGCATCCATTGGGTTGCTTCAGACGGAAGTCGCTATCCAAAACGAGATCGTTGCCATTTCAGTTGGTACTGTGATGGGAGAAACGATCGACCACAAAATGAAAACAAATATAACGAGTCGCTAATACTCGCAGGACAAGTCGTTGATGGACACTGGCCAGATGACATAACTGACGGGGCGATGTATTATTATGCTGATTATATTCCTGCTCCAAAATGGACTAAGGGCAAAATACGGTCAGCAGTAATAGACGTTCATAGATTTTATAGATACAGGAATTAAATGCCATATTATGATTACGTGTGTGAAAATTGTGGATTAGAGTGGGAGCAAAGTGTTAAGATTGCTGACCGCAAAAATCCACCTGATCCCCCTGACTGCGATACATATATCAATGGTCACGGGCATTGTACCCCGAAAATGAAGGTCGTAGCACCAGAGTTGCATTCGGGATACGGTATTAACGGCAGAAGGACAGATCAAAACTTCAAGGATATTTTAAAAACCCAAAAGAAGTTTTATGATAAGGCAGACAAAGCACGTGCTGCTCTGGGACTTCCTGTCAAGAAAAACACTATTAATCCTGACATATAAGGAGACCGATAATAATTGTTTGTGTGTAGAAATATTGATTGATTGAGATGGTTATGTTAACCCTTTCAGAGGATTCATAATGGCGAGACGAAATCGCAGATCTCAAATTATTCAACTCGAAAAAGTTCCCACATTCAAACCTAAAAATCAAATTAATATCCGACCTCGTACGGAACGACAGACAAATGCTATGGAAGCATGGAACGATGGAAAGAATCTATCATTGTCTGGATACGCAGGGACGGGAAAAACGTTCGTCGCCCTACATCTTGCATTACGTGCGGTAGAAAATTACGGCGAGCAGGAGCAGGTGATCATTGTTAGATCCACTGTGCCTACTCGAGAAATGGGTTTTCTCCCAGGTACCACTGAGGAAAAAATTGAGGTATACGAACAACCCTATTACGCATTGTGCCACGAACTTACTGGCAATTATAATGCGTATCACGAGTTGAAAAAACAAGGTCTACTTGATTTCATATCTACGTCCTTTATTAGAGGATGTACTTTGAATGACAAAGTTGTTATTGTCGACGAAATGCAGAACATGAATTACCATGAACTGGATTCCGTTATTACAAGACTGGGTACTAACTCACGGCTAATACTATGCGGTGATTATAGACAGTCTGACTTCACAAGAGAGAAGGAAAAAGAGGGTATGCTTAATATTCTCAAAATCCTCTCAGAAATAAGCGAGTTCGAGATGATAGAGTTCAGCAAGGACGACATCTTGAGAAGTTCTTTAGTGAAAAAATATATTATCATGAAAGAAGAATTGAAACTCGTTGCTTAATTCCGGGGGACTTCGGTCCCCCGATTAACCATACTATACTATGTTTGTTATAAAAGAAAATGCTATACCCGATCTCAACACTAAAAATATTGACGGAAAACGCCACTACCTTGTACCAGATCCAAGATCGGGTGAAGAAAGTGCTCTCGCCTATCCCTCCATCACAACCCTGCTCGGGTGGAATGCAGGAGCATCGCTCGCCAACTGGAGAAAAAGAATTGGCGAGGCAGAAGCGAATAAGATTACTCGCCAAGCAGCAAACAGAGGCACCATTGTACACAAAGTCGTCGAAGATTACATCACCAACAAAGAAGATCATCTGCGTGATGTGATGCCCACCTTTGTACATGATTTTAACAAATTCAAAACAATTATTGATAAACATCTAGGAGCCATTCACGGTATTGAAACTGCTCTCTGGTCACACAAATATCATGTTGCTGGTAGAAGCGACTGTATTGCAGAATGGGATGGAGAGTTGTCAATAGTCGATTGGAAAACTTCCCGCAAGATAAAGAAGAGAGAATGGATAGAAAACTATTTTCTTCAGGGTACTTTTTATGCATGTGCCTTTAACGAACTAACGGGTGAAAATATCAAGAAACTTAATATTGTAATGGTTCCCGAAAGCGAGGATCCTGTTGTCTTCACTGAGGATATAGATGACTGGAAACCTATCCTTAAGGAGAGAGTGACTAAATGGTACCAGGAAGTAAAAAACTTGACAATCACCATCTAATGTGGTATAATTGTTGAAATTCAGAAATCCTACATATAGTGAGGCAAAACTACTATAAAGGATTTTTGGAGAAACTGTGATAGATTTAGATAAAATGGAAATAAGACAAATAAATATAGATAAAAAATTCAACTGCGAACACATGCTTGGAAATTTTCTTTCTGAGGATGATGCTGATCTTTTGATCGAAAACGAGGCAGTTGATATTTATGGACCAAAAGGAATAGGTCAGACTGAAAACGACGAGACAAATCTTATATGTGGATTACGGCCAGGGGTGTTTAGTCCTGAAGAAGTTCTTGAGGCATACGAAGGTTTAGCCAATGGGGCAACTGAGACTACAAATCGTGGTCAATCTGCTGGTAACGATGATTCTGGTATTGCTCATCGTCGAAGGGAGATAGTAAGTGGTCCTGATGATGCTATTGTCAGATGGATTATTGATTCTGCTGGATCCCTCGAGGAATTGACCCTCGACGTAATAAACGATCAATGGGAGCAGTTTAGATTCTTAGAAAGCAAAGGTAAACTTAAATCTAAGCAAAAGCAGAATCGTGGTACTACGTGGCAACGTAAGAAAATGGACGAGGACGGGCATGAAAATATCCTTGGTCCAGATCTTCTCAAAAGTACGATTGAAGGGATGGAAGGATTATCCAACCACAGTAAGGCAGAAAAAATGAAGGAGTTCCAGAAATGGTATATATCCATGACAGAAACTGCTTTCCCTGTTCTCTCAGGTATCGGGGGTTACTACGGTCGATATCCTAGGATCCCTTATTGCAGAACCACTAACTACACAGCAAATGATGTTGAGAGATGGAAAAAGTGTCTGCTTTATATTAACAGAATAGATGATTATTTTAAAGAACTCCTACCAAAACGTCATGCTGCGCAGAAACGTGCTGCAGACTCCATTGATCCAGAACTCCGTATCGGAGATACTGCTTTTACTACAGTTACCATAAACAATAACTTTCGTACTGCTTGTCATCGTGATGCTGGTGATCTCAAAGAAGGTTTTGGTAATCTCTCATGTACAGGTAAAGGTGAGTGGGATGGTGGATATACTATACTCCCTGAGTATCGTGTTGGTGCCAAACTGAACCCAGGTGATGTATTGATTATGGATGTACATCAGATACACGGAAACACACCGATCAGAGAAAAAGGTACGGGTCGCGAAGCAATCTTTACAGGTAATAAGCAAAACAAAGAAAAGATGGTTGATTTTGAGCGAATCAGTCTTGTGTGTTATCTGCGTAGAAATATGTCAGAATGTGGATCACGAGTATATGAAGATTTAAGAAAAAAGTTTACTGTTGATTTGATGGAAGACAAAACTCGTCCAGAGCATAGTCTTTACACTCATAAATCACAAATGTGGAATGGTGTATTTCCTGGTATGTGGGAATCAGAAGAATGGATACATTATTTAAGAAGTCACGGATTTGATCAAGAAGCAGATCAAATCAATCCTCCTATTAACACTCTAGAAGAATTCTTTTAATGAGCAATAAATTATCAAGTACACCACAATGGAAGTGGTTAATGCAACAACAAAAAGGTATGTCTGCACCTCGCAGAAATGAGACACATTATACTGGCGAAGTGGTTGAGGTTCCTAAGGAGCAGTTTCTGTTCGTTGACGGTCACTTATCTGACAATGGACATTATCCACCAGAGATGCGAGGCAAGACATTCAAAGTTATTGGAGTCGGTGAGGCACCCAATCAAGCATTACTCCTTGCCTTGAATAAAGAAAGAGTACTAAGAAAAAAAGAACAGAATACTGAAAACGTAGATCCAGGACCAGAAGAAACGATTGATTC